AAACACCAAAACACGAAGATATTGCTCCACCCCCACCAAAGTCTCAGGCATTCCAGAAACAAAGGGAACAAGCACGAGAATTGGAAGCAGCGGAAAAAGAACGAAAGGAAATGAAGGCGAAAAAGAAAAGTGCGCCAATTATAATTGCTGCGCCACCCGCTGCGCCGACGGTAGTAGCGCCACCGCAGAAAACGGCAACTCCACCTATAGTTTTGCAGTTGCGAAATAACGAACCATCAGCGGCAGGATACCTAGCTGATCTATTCGATCACCCGGTCACCTATTCTGGTGGAAGATCGGTCTAATTTCTCTCTTCGTTGGCTTTACAGGCTGCTGGATCGGTATGACAATCGATCATTCCCTGATAGGTCTGGTGTGCTGGCCGTTCGTTGTCGCGTGGATGTTCCACCGGGCGGCTTACTAGATATAAGCACAAAATCAGTAAACCTAACCCAAAGACACACTTAACTAGCCATTTGATAATAACAAAGACGGCAGCGGTCCTAGGCATCAGGTAGGCGGCACCTATGGCTGCTTGCTGGACTGACGTAAGTCTGAAAGATGTGGGTTTGTCACTCATGGAACTATAATAATCACACTTTTCCTTAATTGTCAAGGAAAATAAAAAGGGGCTGGATTTCTCCAGCCCCCGGCTCCACAGTGAGCGCACCCCTGATACTATTCCTTAGATGCTTTCCCTAGCCTCTTAAACAACTCGTCGTCGTCTGACAACTCAGTGCTTCCCTCAGTCGCTGATGCCATCGCATCATCCACACCATCATCGGTGATGGATGTGTCTTCGGCAGTTCCAGCGGCTGCTGGACTACCATCAGTGCCCATGACCTTATCCAGTCGATCCTTCAACTGTTCGTAGGTCTTGAACACCAAGGAATTGTAATACTCCTTCAATGAGTAGCACTGATTCCAAATCTTCTCGATGGCTTCATCGGTGGATGCAATAGGCGACTGAGCATCGAATGCGCTCTGATCGTAATTGCGATATCCCTCGACCTGACGAATCTTCAGCTTGAAGTTCATTCCTTCCCACAGGTTAAAGACATTGACACTCTTCTCGTCTTCGAACACTGGATTTGGTTCCAACTTTTCCTTGATCTTATCATAAATCTTCTTGCCATAACGAAACAAGAAAACCTTGCCTTCGTTATCCTTATTGTTAGAGTCTGTCACGACCATAATGTTCGAAATGTAATTCAACTTGCGCTTCTGCTTGCTGGCAAGCTTGCGGTTGGATTCGATTTCCGTGTTCCACAGTCTGGTGTTGAACTCGCTGGCTGGATCATCCTTGCCCAATGTGGTTAATGAGTTTTCGATGTACCACAGTCCCGTTGGACCCTTGAAACCGTGAGCGTAGTAGTGTATCCATGGAAGACCATCGTTGCCGTCTTGTGGTGGGGTGTCCAAGAAGCGGATCACCGCGAAACCATTACCAGCCTTGTCTACGTGGGGTTGCCAGAAACGCTCGTCTTCCTTGAACTTCTGTGTTTCTGCGAGTGCCTTTGTTAGTTTTTCTATTGATGAATTTTTCTTTAGTTCGCTTAAGCTTGTCATATTTGTTTAATTCCTCTGATTTATTTTATGTGTTCACAATTTCATATTGTCCTTCTATTATAGACTTAATAGATGAAAAATTCAAATCACAATTGTTGTCGTTTTTCCCAATCCCCACACGAATCAGTCGATTTGGTTTTAGGCCAAGTTGTGGTGGGATATTTAAAACAAGAATTTGGTCCAGACCATCCACCCGTCTCATGAGAGGTTTCAGATTCATATACAACAATCGATGGTGAATGTCTTCGACATTCATTACGGTCGGAATTCCAATATTTACACAGCGAACACTGCTCGTCCATACTATATCGGCAACTTGCCGCCTCTTGGTAAAAATCTCAATGCAACCGCTTCCTGCTCGATCTTCGCCTTCAGTGAAGCATTAATTAATGTTCCGGCCACTTCCACTTCCAGACCCGTCTTTTCACAGTGTTCCAGAATAGCTTCCATGTGGGTGATGCCTTCCTTGACCGCCATATTCTCTATCATTAAAGAGAAGTTGTTCTTTTCCTCTCGTGAACTCATTTAATTGGAAGACATTTTTCGAATCATGTATTCAATTGCAGCATCCTCTGTATAAATGCCGCCGACACTATTGGATGGTAACTGACAATAGATATTATTGGCCCTACTGTGAAGCACTATGGTATCGTTATGGATATTACGGATAATGTTGAATTCGTCTGTATGGGCAAATGTCGGATAAGAGGAAGGTGAAAAATAAGAACCACCCATTCCTGCCACGCCAAAATAAGAACTAGTCGGCTGTATGGGAAAAATGGTATGTTCCTTAGCTAACTTATACTTTCTCATTCTCTTCAGGCGAGAGAGTGCCTTCAGGGAAGTTTTCGTTCCCCTTTTACTAAACAGAAACTTTAGATCGTTATACAAGGTCATTGATATATCTTCGATCCCGGCACATTGATGGTACTCAAATAAACATCCACCACAAGTTCATTGTTATCTACCACAGCGGGTGGGTTATTCGATTTATCACATAGAATGTAAAAATTGTGAAGTCCTAAATCTTTTACCACTACTTCGCATAAACGTTTATGACAAAGATAAATAGCTTTATCACGAGTTACATCATTGTTTATTTCAAACATCAGTTGACGTTCAAGTAGTTCTTTCAATCCAAAATCAACTAAATTGGTTGGTTTGTCACCGCCTGCGTACATGTACCACATATGCAAAATGATACCGCTCTTTGACGTTGGTTCAATATTCTCTAGAAGAATTCCATTATCTGATCCAAATGTTACTGTGTTCATGAAAATACTCCATTCCCTTGACGATTGACACGAATGAACTTCCCGCGCCTGTGGAATTCATCGATAGACTCCGCACCAATATAAGATGCGGCACTTCTCAAGCCACCTAGGATATGCGTAATGGTATCCTCAACCTTTCCGCGATACGGAACATCGACTGTCTTACCTTCAGAGGAACGATAGTCTGCAATCCCACCATTGTATTTGTCCTGCATGGCCTTGGATGCCATACCAGAGAACTTTATTGTCTTCGGGAAGTTGTTTGCTATATCAGGTCTTAGTTCACCGAACTGTACTTGTCCACCTTCATTGTGACCAGCCAACATACCGCCTAGCATGACCATGTTGGCACCAGCAGCAAACGCCTTGGCAATGTCACCGGGACATGTGCAGCCACCATCAGAGATGATCATGCCACCGGCATCCCTTGCAGCCGCGCTACACTCGATTACAGCCGATAACTGGGGATACCCCACACCAGTCATGGTCCTAGTGGTACAGACGCTCCCCGGCCCTATACCGATCTTTACAACATCCACACCACATTCGATCAAACGGTCTGTCTGATCCGGCGTGACAATGTTACCGGCAATGAGGACGAATTCAGGATACTTGTTTGAGAAGTATCCACAGAAGTCTTCAAACTGGCGGGTATAACCATTGGCTACGTCAACACAGATGGCTGTAGGACCAGTGATGCCAGTATCACGTTGCGTGTTATAGAACTGTGAAAATTTATGTAAATCTTTTCCAGATGTGCCCATAGAATAGATGGCGTATGGAGCAACTTCTGGATTCTCGTTATAGAACTCCCACAGTTCATCCAGAGTATAGTGTTTCACCAGCGCCGTCATGATTCCATGCTTGGCTAGTTCCTTTGCCATAGCAAAGGTTCCAACACCATCCATGTTGGCTGCTATGATAGGAATTGCTTTGGTATCGAAGAAATCTGATTGAAGGTCTATTTCAGATCGTGAGGATATTTGTGATCGTTGTGGTAGCAGGAGTACATCGGAGAAGTCAAGTTTAGTCGCATGATCAATGTTCATTATTTTCCCTTTTTGTTTTTTCTTGGTCCAGCAAATAGTTCATAGCCACGATATACGCATCGGTGGCTGATTCAGGATAGAAGAGTTCTGGTAAACGTCGATCTGCGCGGGGCTGGTATTTGTTGAACAGATATTGTCCGAAACGCCAGTCGTCTTTATTGCGACCTATGCCGTTTTCTTTGATCCAATCCGAATATTCTCTAGAGAGACTTTCTAGAGTCAGCGGAGATAATGTTTCCTCTTGCATAAAAGATGTGCCTACCAATAACAGCGACCATTTTATTATCTTCAGCCCAAGCGGGTGGGGTGATCTTATCGTTGTGATAATAAATTACGTTGGTTCCTATTATATCAGAACGAACTTTTTTAGTCAAAACAGCACGAGCTAATTTGACGATCTTTCTATAATCCTTGGCCTTTTTATGTTTTAGTTTGTGGAGCGTCCAAGAGAATTGTGCATGGTCATATACCACACCACACACTGTGTGAGGATAAAAACGATAGTGAGTCCGATTAATAACAACCTGTGCCACCGCGATCTTGCCTTCAATGGGTTCTCCTGCCGCTTCATAATAAATGTTGTCAGCCATGCATTGGATTTCTTTAACGAACGGGTCGATTCTCTTCACCTTTTGAAGAGAACACGCCTCGATTCTCATCGGCACCAGAAACAGCAGTATGGCTAGGTATTT